TTAAATCCTTTTAAATCGTTTTAAAAAAAATCATTCGATAAATCGCCCCTACAATCATAAAAATGCAAATACGCGCGATTTAGGGCGGTTTTATGTTTTATTTAACTACACTACGAAAATAGGCTTGCACGTCATCCAAGATATCGTCCTCGTCTTGCGGTGTTAAAACAAGGAAAGGGCGTGCAGGAATCTCACTTCCGGGATGATCTACTGATTTTCTGACAATTCCTCCAAATGCCAAGGCTTTTTTAGTGACCGGTTTGATTTTATGCGGACTGGTTTTTCCGCCGAATTGATGGATGGCCGCATATTTTAGGTTTGTCCCAACCTGCGCTTCGTTGTTATCCCAACTCGAATGGATGCTATTTCTTAATGCACCGCTATCAATCAATGGTTTTCCGTCAGGGCGACTTTTCACACCAAGCCAAGCAGGACGCCCACCGGCTTCAAAGTTTTGGTCAACTGCAGATTGCATTGTACCCGCTATCGTACGCATAAGCGGCACATTATATTTCACATGTTGCGCCAATTGTGATAATGCGTGGATAAGTTCTTTTTCGTTGTTGATTTTTACTTCTATCATGTTATAGTGCCTCTAGTCGCCCGTAGCAGCGAATCTCGAAAACTGCGAACGAATGCTATTGGTGCAGGGATTGATGTGTGGGGGTGTTCGAGTCCCACCGGGCGACATATCTATTTAAACGCTTTTCGCCATTGTCGATCACTTGCCAAGTGTTGCGATGTTAAGTAAATCTCATTGCTACCATTAAGCACTTTAATGACAGCTATCAAGCGCCTTGAATCCACTTCCTTGTAGAATTTAAACGTATTTTTACCGTCTTGCTCTATTTTGTCCGGGTTATATAACACGTCCGGTAACCGCGCATAGTCATCAAAATCAAAATCTTGCCCATAACGATTTGCAATTTGTTTAATTAATGAGTCATCCGAAAGCCAAACTGTAGATAAATCAGTTTTAATTTGTCGCTTGGTATCTTCGTTTAACACACCGGCAATAAATTTATAGTCCATTTTAAACCGTTCTCGAATCGGGTTTAAAAATGCCTCACGCTCATTTTTTCCTTTTAGCTTTTTATAATCATCAATGTAAGGTGCGAATTCTTTTTCGAACTGTTTAAAATCAAATTTAAAGCCCTCACCGCCCATTTCACGTTTGGCAAATTGGTGCGCCAATGATTCAGGATAAAGTGCTAAATTAGGTTTATATACGGTTCGTCCGACATTGTAATCAAAGCCTCTATCCGTAATAATCCATTTATCATCTGACAATTTAAATGCGGTCGTTTTTTCCGTTGTGGTGGAATTGATTTTGCGGTCGTAATCAATCAAACGATCTGCGCTATCCCCAACGACCACATTGCGGCGTTTAATGTCTCGCTCGGCTAATGCGATAACCGAACATCGGCAGTTAAATCCGTTTGGCGGGTAAAATGTTGCCCAAAATGGATCATCATAGCGATAAACCAAACCGTGCATAGCGGAATGACTTGGGCGGGTACGATCATCATTTACTGCCGAATATTGCCAATAAGGTCGGTTATCTGCGTTATCTCTCATTTCGGCGTAGCGCTGAGAAGAATAAGCAGATTGCATGTTGGTGCGATAAATCGTATCTAATCGGCGTGGTGAGCCAAAATATTCACCGGTTTTCGGATCTGCAAGCAAATATTCTTTGTCATACCCGGCAATCCATCCTTTTTTCTTAAAATGTTCGAAAATTCCTTTTTTCCACTCGCTAAAAGGTAAGCCTTGTGCCTGTGCATCAACTAAAGACTGGTAGATGTCTTTACTCATCTCAAGGCTGGATAAATTGGCGATACGCGTTGCTTTTGCTCGGGCGCTATCCATTAAGGCATCTTCATTAAAATGCCCTAATATGGCCTTTTTATCCCTTAAAAACTCAATGGCTTTTTTCGGTTCTAGCCCCAAAACGAAATTAACGCTTGGCATTGCTGACTCCCAACAATTCGGACAAAAAGACGGCTTGTGTCAAATAACGTTGATGTTCTGCGTTATCTAAATCCGGGTAAATTTCAGCTAATTTATCACTTGCTTCCTCATAGGTATTACATGCGGTTAATGCAACGGCTAATTGACGCACCACAGGGTCTAATTGGCGGTTAAAGTCAATCTCATTTAACGCCTCGTTTAAACTGTTATCCAACAAATCCTGCTCCGTCTCCCCCTTATTGCCGGCAGACAACGCCACGTGCGCACCTTTACCTAAACACCCCACACACTGACAACCCACCACGTGGGCAGAAAGTGCGGTAGATTTTCCCGGTGTTTTTAAATCGGGATTAAAATCGCTTTGAATGGCTTTTAAAACCACTTCACCGTCTTGTGCTTCGGGAATGCCTAACTTGTCGCGCGTCCATTTTTCGGGGATTTGCACGCCAATGCCCACCAGTTTCGGGATAGCATCAGCGAAAGTGCTTAAATCATCGTATTTCTTGGTGTCAAACTCAAAGTATGGCACACGATGTAGCGCAATATTTGGGTCAACATTAATCTGCAAATAAGGCAAGATGATTTGTTGCGTGATGGTCTGCGCCACTTGTTTCGCGTCAGACACCAACAAATCACGGCGCACTTCATTATGTACGTTACCCAGTGCATTGGTGGAGCTTTTACCGTCTGCACCTGATGTGAGCGTTTGCCCCAAAATCAGGCGGGCAATAGATTTTTCGCACCAGTCCACCATTTGTAAGAATGGGTTATTTCCTGACCCCGCACCGGTGTTTGCCGCATTGTGTAATTCGATAGTCATAGAATCAGGCATAATCCCTGCGGCGTTATGTCCGATTTGCGCAAGAGCGCGTAAGAGTGTGCGTTTTTCTTCGTTTGTTGCCCCTGCGCCATATTTGCCAATACGAATCGGCATGCCGTAAAGTTCCAAAAACTCGGCAAAATCCCGCACAGAATAATGCTTAAACATATAAAGCCACGCCAGTGTACGGAATAACCCCATGCGCGCCAGTTGAACGGAACGGGACTTATGCGAATGCACTACCCAGCCGAATGGACGCAAAGGTTCCCCCATGGGATTGTTCGGGGTTTTTAACAAGAGATTGTCGTTTTTATCTAACTTAAACCAAGACTGTGGACGAGGGATAAAGTTATGCGGGATGTACTTACCGCCTTCAAGTTTCCACTCGATTTCTAAAGCACAAAAACCATGTCCTACTGCGTCCATCATATCTATGAGCAGGTTTTCAAGGTTCGGATATTGATAAAACAACTCGTCAATTTCGGTTTGGAGCTTTTCTTCTGCCGGTGTTGCATTACGTGGTTCAGCAATGCGCCAATCTAGCGTCAGAATTGCCCGTTTGCGCGTCTGAATATTCGCTCCGATGGCACTGTCTTGTTCTTCGATGTCCATAAACAACTCGTGCTGTGCCGTAATATCGCCATTTTCCGCGTCTTCTAAAATGCTTTTCAGTTTTGACGGGGTGATGCGGTTGCTCGGGTGGTCGGATAAAACGCGCCCATTAGCCGTCACCATTGCTTCGTCAGTTTGGGTTGGCTCGGTTTTCACCCCAACCAATGTTTTAATCTTTTCCCACAATTTCATGTTTAACCTCGCCAAATGCTATATAAATCTTTTTCCGCTTCAAATTCATCATGCCCCAAGTCTTCGTCGTTTAAGCTTATCCACTCAATCGGGGCGGAATACTTCCTTGCTAGACTCCACAACATTTCAAGTGCGTCTGGGCCATCATCATGATCGGCTTTTGGGAAATGCCGTAGTTGAGCTATTAAAGTCGTCTGTGACGGGTGCAATAAAATCAGTCCATTTGCCATATGTGGCTGCAAGCTTTCGATTCTTAACATTTTGTCTGTGTTCGGCTTTATTGGCACAACCGGGACTGGGTGACCTCGTTGCGCCGAACGTTTTACAATTTCAGAATTCAAAAACTCCTGGAATTGAACAGATTCGCCACCGTATTTAAGGAAGTTATACTGAATATGCAGTCTAATAGTGTCTTCGATGATTAAATCCGGTAATCGTTTTTTTATTGCTGCTTCAACCACATACAATTTACCTGTGGCACGCTGATAACCACCCACTAAAATCGCCGATGGGTCACGGCTCGC